GCGTCAGGCCATGCAGAAGCTCGATGTTCTCGCGTTCGACCGGGACGAGAAGCGCCCGGTCGGGCTGGAACGCCTGCATGAGGAGTTCAAGCCATGAGCGACATTGTGGAGCGACTGCGGCAACAGGCCACCGTTGAGGCGAAGAAATTTGGCGACGCGCGGGATATCCAGATCGAATGGAGGGCCGCCGACGAGATCGAGCGGCTGCGCGCCCAGATCGAGCGGCTGACCCGCGAGCGCGACGAGGCGCGGTATTTTCTCAAGATTTTCGTGCATGCCCACGCGAGCAACAACGCGGTGCCGCCGCACCTAGAAGAGCAAGCGCGCGAGGCGCTGGAGGGCAAGCCATGACCCGTCGCAAGACAGACGGCGAGCGCATCGCGTTTAAGGGACGGGTCATCGACAGCGCATACGAGGTCGAGCTAGCCCGCGACATCGACCACCTCCTCCGCCGCCGCATGGCCGAGGCGTGGACGGAGGGCTGGTTCGAGCGCTTCGTCCGAAAGGAGCTGGACGAAAACCCATATCGAGGGCGGAGGAAGAAATGAAGTACAGCCCAGAGCTATCTGAGCGCCGCAAGGCCCAGCTTGACGCATGGATGAAGCGTCCTGACTGGCTCCGTGGCGCGGCCAAGGTCCGCATCGCAGAAGCCCTGCGCTATCCCAGTCACAGCGAGGAGCATCTGCGTCACATGCGGATCGCCACGCAGTATGAACAAGAAGCTGCCCGAGGGGAGAGCGAGCGATGAAGCTAGAGGACCTCCGCAGGATCTGCGACAGGCTTATGGACGCGCATGGCGAGGATCTGGAGGTGGATTTCGTCTACCCAGTCCCGCACGCCACACAGAAGCGAACGAAGCTGGGAAGCATCACCAGTTATCAAGTGATGCTTGATGACAAAGGGGCAGGAAGGATTCGGGTTTATCTGAACTATGCGCGAGGCCCCGAGGTGACAGGAGGGGACAAGCCATGACCGACCTAGTTGCTTTGGCGCGGAAGCACAAGCATGTCGCGGCAACCCATTACGAGGGCTGCGAATCCGATCACATTGGATGCCTTGTCAACAAGCTTGCCGACGAGATCGAGCGGCTGCGCGCGGAGAACGGACGGATGCATGGTGCCTTTAAAAATTTGGCGCTTGCTGGAGGACAAGCCATGACCGAGAAATGGGACGGCAATCTTGTGATGTCCACGCCCGGAGGACCAATCATCGATATATCTCTCGGTCACTTCCTCGCTCAAAAGGATGCAGAGATAAACAAGTTGCGTAAGGAGAACGATGATCTCCGCGCCAAGATTGAATTGCAGAACCAGACAATCGACAAGCTTGTGAAGGAGATTGAGGAGAACGACTCATCTCCATGCATGGGGCATTTGCGATGATGCGAGAGGTACATTGGTTCATGATTGCAATTGCGATTGCTCTGATACTTATGGGGATCTTTATATGAACAGACCATTGTATGAAACAAACAAGGACAGGCTTGCAGAAGCTCGCGTTGCAAAGCGTGTTGCTGATAAATGGTCATGCAAGCCAGTAAAGCTGCGCCCTACATACGTTGTTGATTATGCGCTGTTGCAGGGCGATGTCTGCAAGGCATTCATGGAGATCAAGTGCCGCAACTACTCCATGAAGCAGATGGACGACATGGGCGGCTTCATGCTGTCTCTGGACAAGTGGTGCAAGGGGAACGAGCTAGCCAAGGCTGGCGGCACCAGCTTCGTGATCGTCGTGGATGCGGTGGGCGGCATTTACTGGTACTCAGGCACGGAGCATGACGGGCTGTCGTTTGGCGGTCGCACGGACCGGGACGACCCGCAGGATGTCGAGCCTGTCGTGCTGCTGAAGGCTGCGAGGTTCAAGAAGCTATGAACTGCTCGGGATGCATCTACGCCGAATGGCACAGGGATGCGAGGAAGCGGCTGCACTTCAAGGGGACGGGTCATTGCACTCGGCTGGAGGAGTGGCCGATGGATACCAGATTGCCTTCCGCGTTCTCTTGGCCGGGAGGGAAGACCCCGCAGCCATTTGGAGGCTACATCAACCGCAATCAGGATCTGGATGTCTTGTGCCCGTTCAAGGTAACGCGGAAGAGCAAGGGGGCCGATATCGATTCCCTGATCCGTGCGCTGGAGGATGCGGTGGTGATGGTCAGGGAAGCGGACGAGGATGCCGCGCCAAGGGCTGCGCTTGCGTATGAGGCTGCTAGGATTGCATTGAAACAGGAATATGTGAGGATGAAAGATGAGCGGGATAATAATCAATGATCCTTGTTATTACTGCGGCAGGGAATTGAGCAGGGTCGTGAAGGAAGGTTGCGGCTCTGAAGAGTTTCCAAGGTCCGCAGTAGACAAGTGGTGCATGATCTTATCGGCAGCGAGGCAGCAACATGATGTCCAAGACGATCTACGAAAAGGCTGAGCAGCGCAAAGAGATGGAGGAGGCGCGTCGCAGGATGCGTCTGGAAGATGTCCGTCTCATGGGAGCGCACTATGCTGGTCGAGCCTGCTTCAAGCAGCCTCTCGACACGGTAGATCCGCTGATCCACGAACTGAGCGTGATCTTGGAGGATCACGCAGGATTCATCGCAGACATATGCAGGAGGTCTGGCGTATGCCGCACGACGGTCCAGCGATGGATGCATGAGGGGAAAGATCCCAAGCTCAGTTATCTGAAGGCAATACTTCACACGATGGATTATGACCTGAAGATCGTGAGGAAGAGTGATGACGATGACTATTGAAGCGATCATTCAGGCATTGAGGCAGAAGGCTGCATATGATGTTGAGCATTATCTGTGGGTTGCATACCTGAGCAGGGATGAAAAGAACGACGAGATCAGCAAGCATATTTGCTCGCGAGCAGCGGACCTGCTGGATAAGCTTACTGGTGGAGGAGATGATGAAGCGGGAAAATAAGGACTTTGGTTCTAGGTTTGCAATCCAGAAGAAGACGTTCGACAGGGTGCATGGTCGAGCATCCATTCCCCTCGGATTCTTGCTGCTTTTGTTTTTGTATAGTTGGGCAAGCAAAAAGATCAGGTAGAAAATGCCGTTCGTTGAAATCGATGGGCAGAAGATCGATGTCGATGCGATGCTCATGGACATCGAGCGGACCGAGTGCGAGGACAGCCTGTATGAGTTCCTCCGCAAGGGCTGGAAGTACATCGACCCTGCTCCATTCACGGAGGGCTGGCCTATCGAGGCTGTGGCGGAGCATCTGCAAGCCGTGGCCGATGGCGACATCAAGCGCCTGATCATCAACATCCCGCCGCGTTGTGCGAAGTCGAGCCTGACGAGCGTCGCATTTCCGGCTTGGGTATGGGCGCAGCCTTGGATGACGGATACCTCTGGCGCGGGGGTCCAGTTCCTCCATGCCAGCTATGCCCAGCAGTTGAGCCTGAGGGATAGCACCAAGTGCCGCCGATTGATCGAAAGCCCTTGGTATCAGTCCCTGTGGGGCAGCAGGTACGCGCTTACCGGGGACCAGAACACGAAGACGAGGTTCGATAACACGGTCGGCGGCAGCAGGCTCTCGACATCTGTCGGGTCTGCGCTGACGGGTGAAGGCGGAAACATCATCGTCGTGGATGATCCCAACGCAGCGCAGGAAGCGTTCAGCGAGGCGACAATCGAGACGACCATCGAGTGGTGGGACGGCGCTCTATCGACCCGCTTGAACAATCCCAAGACCGGAGCGTTCGTTGTCATCCAGCAGAGGCTGAGCGAGGAAGACCTGACGGGGCATATCCTGTCGCGCGAGGCTGGCCTGTGGACGCACCTGATGCTGCCGATGAGGTACGAGCCTGAGCGCAGCTATTCGACCAGCATAGGCTGGCAAGACCCGCGCAAGGAGGCTGGAGAGCTTCTGTGGCCCGAGAGGTTTGGCGAGCAGGAGGTCGAGATCCTAGAGCGCCAGATGGGGCCTTGGACGGCAGCAGGACAGTTGCAGCAGCGTCCCGAGCCAAAGGGTGGTGGCGTCATCAAGCGTGAATGGTGGCAGCTATGGGATCAGGACAACTATCCGGGGATCGAGTACATCGTCGCGTCGCTGGACACGGCATACACGACCAAGACGGCCAATGACCTGTCCGCCATGACGGTGTGGGGGATCTTCTCTGGCGGGGAAGGCAAGGCTCAGGTGACCCGGACGGTCGCCCCCAACGGGGAAATGGTGTCGTCCGTCACCCGCACCTACACAGAAGAACACCCCAAGGCGATCATGATGTTCGCTTGGCAGGAGCGTCTGGAGCTTCACGACCTCGTCCAGAAGGTCGCGGACACGATGCGGAAGTTCAAGGTGGACAAGCTCCTCATCGAGAACAAGGCAGCAGGCCATAGCGTCGCGCAGGAGATCCGCAGGCTGTTCGGGCATGAATCCTTCGCCGTCCAGCTTGTCGATCCCAAGGGGCAGGACAAGTTGGCAAGGCTATACAGCGTTCAACATCTCTTTGCAGAGGGGCTGATCTACGCTCCCGAGCGCGCATGGTCCGACATGGTGATCACGCAATGCTCGACGTTTCCCAAGGCCAAGCACGACGACCTTGTGGATACGGTCAGCATGGCCTTGAGGCACCTGCGCGAGACGGGGCTGATCATCCGAGGAGCCGAGTGGACGGCTGATCTGGATGACAAGATGAGGCATATTGGCGCTGCGCCGCCGCCATTGTATGCTGTGTAAATGCCGGATTAGCTCAGTCGGCAGAGCAGCGGTTTTGTAAACCGTTTGTCGCGGGTTCGATTCCTGCATCCGGCACCAGATGGAGAGGAAAATGGTTCTAGCGAGTGCGACAGTTGATGTTATCCGCCCCAGCACTCCGCAGAAGCTGGGACTGTTCAATGTTCATGTATGGGGCCAGCCACCCCATGCAGAAAAGCGTGACTATGAACTTCTGGCTAGAAATGATACTATGGCTGCTCAGGAAGGAATCCGCCGGTTTGTTGCTGAGATGGAGCGGATTTCCGTCGAAGGAGGCTGATCATGCCGATGACACCCGGCCTTGTGCCTAATCTGCGTCAGGTCTTTCCGTCTCCCGAGATGGAGGAGGCAGGGCCGGGGGTAGTTGTCGAGATCGATGAGGGACAGCCCAAGGCTGACAGGAACGACCGTGGCGAGATCCTCCGCATCGAGCATGAGGACGGATCGGTCACGGTTTCCTTGGATGGGAAGGGGATTGCCGACGAGGGCCAGTCCGAGGCTGAGTATGCAAAGGAATGGTTCCGCAACCTTGTCGATGACATCGATGAGGGTGAACTGAGCCGCATCAGCGAGGAACTGATGCGCGGTATCGGGGATGATCTACAGAGCCGCAAGGACTGGATCGAGGACCGAGCGCAGGGCATCAAGCTTCTGGGGCTGAAGATCGAGATTCCGGGGCTACAGGGCGCGTCCGATGGCGCTCCTGTCGAGGGCATGAGCAAGGTCCGCCATCCTCTGCTTCTGGAGGCTGTCCTGCGCTTTCAGGCCAATGCCCGCAGCGAGCTTCTGCCGACCGATGGGCCGGTGAAGATCAGGAACGATGCGACGACGACCACTCCGCAGCAGGATCGCCTGAGCGAGGCTCTGGAGAAGGATCTGAACCACTACCTGACCAGCGTGGCGTCCGAGTACTACCCCGACACGGACCGCATGTTGCTGATGCTTGGGTTTGGCGGCTGCTCGTTCAAGAAGGTCTATTTCTGCCCGCTGCGTAACAGGCCGGTGAGCGAGAGCGTCGATGCGGACGACCTGATCGTCAACAACATGGCGACGGATCTACAGAACGCGAAGCGCATCACGCATCGTGTGTTCATGCGTCCTTCGACGGTGAAGCGTTTGCAGATCCTTGGCGCGTACAAGGATGTGGATCTCTCGACGCCTCTGGAGCCGCAGCTTGACAGCGTCCAGCGTGAGAAGAACGCACAGCAGGGTATCTCCGAAGGGACGATGAACCCCGATGATCGGGATCGCGAGATCTACGAGTGCTATTGCGAACTCGATATTCAGGGCTTTGAACACAAGTACAAGGGAAGTGCTTCCGGCCTTGAGATCCCGTATCGCGTGACGATTGATGTCTCGACCAAGAAGATCCTCTCTGTCGTGCGTAACTACGACGAGGAGGACGGCGAGCTTCCGACTGCGCGCAAGGTGTTCGTGAAGTACACGTTCGTTCCGGGCATGGGCTTCTACGACATCGGCCTGCTGCACATCCTTGGCAACACGACCAATGCGATGACGGCTGCTTGGCGCGAGCTTCTGGACGCCGGGATGTACGCGAACTTCCCCGGATTCCTCATGGCTGATACGGGTGCGCGCCAGAACACCAACATCTTCCGTGTGCCGCCCGGTGGTGGTGCGCTGGTGAAGACCGGCGGGATGCCGATCAGTCAGGCTGTGATGCCGCTGCCGTACAAGGAGCCTTCCGCTGCGCTGATGAACCTCGTCCAGAACATGGGCGAGACTGGCGCGCGGGTTGGCGGTACGTCAGAGCTTGCCGTTGGCGAGGGCAAGGCTGATGCGCCTGTGGGGACGACGCTGGCCCTGATCGATCAGGCCACTAAGGTCATGAATGCGGTCCACAAGCGTATGCACAACGCGCAGGCCGAGGAGTTCCAGCTTCTGGTCCGGTGCTTCCGTGAGCATCCCGAGAGCTTCTGGCAGCGTTGCAAGAAGCCCAGCATCGAGTGGAACGAGCAGACCTTCCTTCAGGCGCTGAACGATTGCGAGCTTGTCCCGCAGGCTGACCCGAATACGGCCAGCCATACGCAGCGGGTGATGAAGGTCATGGCCTTGAAACAGCTTCAGGCCGCGAACCCCAACATGTACGACCCGGTTGCGATTGATACGGAAGCCCTGAAGACGATTGGCTGGAGCAACCCAGAGCAGTTCCTGATCCCAATGGAAGCTCAGGGCAGGCCGCATCCTGAACTGATCGAGAAGATGGAGCGCCTGAAGATCGACAAGCAGAAGGCTGACGCCGACACGATGCGCGCGCAGGCCGATGTGCAAGCCCAGCAGGAGAAGCTCCAGCTTGAGAACGCCAAGACGCAGATCGACGCGCACAGCAAGGTGACGAAGACGAACATCGACGCCGAGAAGGCCAAGGCGGAGATGAACTACTCGGATGCCGATCTGGAGAACAAGCGAGAGGATCGCCTGTCGAAGGAGCGCGTCCAGCTTGTGGATCTGGCGCAGAACCTCGCTGTCCATCCCGAGAGCGCGGGTCTGGTTGCTCCTCTGATCCGCCCGGCCCTGAACGAGCTTGCGCGCGATAAGATGGGCGGAGGCATCTGATGAGCTACGACCGGATCATCCGAGACGCTTTGAGGCTTGCTCGCTCGCCTCGCAGGTTCGCTCTTGGCGGGGATGCTGATCCCAAGGACATCTCTCCGTCCATCTCCAATCCTGTCTCTGTCTTTCCCAAGCCACAGAGGATGTTCCCCTCCGACGCTCCCGTCCCCGGAGGTCAGTATCTCGGAATGCCTGACAAGCAGGACATGACGGGACACAAGTCTGCTGTTGCCTCAATCGGTGTAAGTCCGGGTGGCAAGCCTTACTTCAATGCGTCGCGTGATGCCGTTGACCAGACCGGGACTGCTGGCAAGGCGAAGACCAAGACGAACCTGTTCAAGCAGAAGGCTGGATGGTCGTGGCAGACCGCGCCAGAAGGTCATGAGGACACGAACACGATTGTGTCCGTCGAGCATCGCGGCAAGCACTACTACACGCTGAACGCACACTTCCCCAAGGGAGTGGATTTTGCTCGATACGCCGAGTCAAGGAGCGAGCCGAGGCTTCGTCCGACGACGACTGGCGATGTGTTCCTTGGCCCGCAGGCCGGGACGATCAGCGTCAGGGGCAAGGAGCATCCTGTCTACCATCATGTGGTCGTGAAGGCTGATGGTGGTGCCGTTGGCTACGCTTCTGGCGGGGACGTAGACCAGCCTCGCAATCTCGATGACATGGGCTTCTACAGTTCCGCCGCAGAATCCGCTCGTTCCCTCCCCCAATCCAAGGGAACTCCCCAGCAGATGCTAGCCACCATGAAGGGTGTGAAGCCTGCCGAGCTTGAGTGGTCTGGGGTACAGGACAAGTTTGCGGGCCAGAAGTCCGTGACAAAGGACGATCTCGCCCAGCATTTCGAGCAGAATGTGCCTCAGATCAAGGAAACTGTCCTTGGTGGTAAAATTGATCCTGAAATTAAGAGCAAGCGAGATGCAATTATTGCAGAATATGATTCAGATATAAATGAACTTAGGCAGCGTGTAGATATAATGTACTCTCAAGGGGCTATTGGCTCAGTAAAAGCATTGCGTCGTCAAATAAGCAATTTAATTCTTGAAAGAGATAAGCGCCTTGAAGATGAGGCTCCTATAGGTGAAATTGAACCAACTAAATACGGACAATATACAGTTGGAAATGATCCAAAAAACTATCGTGAAGTCCTCCTCCATCTTCCCGGAGAGGAGAAGTTCAAGTCTTCTCATTGGGAACCTACAAACATCGTAACCCACCTGCGAATGCAGGATCGCGGTCCCGATAACAACATCCTCCACCTTGAAGAGCTTCAGTCCGACTGGGCGCAGAAGGGGCGAGATGAGGGTTTTGACACCAAAGATATGAAAGAAAAAAGAGAATTTGCAAGAAATGAATTTAGCAAACATCAAAAATATCTTGGAGACAAATATGGCTTTCATCCGGGGCATGATCTTGAAAGATATGCAAAACTTATGAGTATTCCCAATGATGAAGTAAGTAAATATAAAAATCTTTATAGTGAAGTTTCTAGATTGGGTGGGTTTGATGATCATATTGAACCAGCCCCCTACGTCACCAACACCGACCATTGGGTCGAGCTTGGCCTCAAGCGCGCTTTGCTAGAAGCCGCTCGCGGAGGATACGACAAGCTTGTCTGGACTCCGGGTGAGGAGCAGGCAAAGAGATATGATCTGAGCAAACAGATTAGCAAAGTCACATATCATCCACTTGATAAGTCATTTAATGCATATGATAAAAGTGGTCGAAATGTTATATATGAAAATGACGTAGAGCCTCATGATATCAAAAAGTATATTGGAAATGAACTTGCCGAAAAACTTCTTGAGAAATCTGATTATTCCAAATCTTTTTTAGATGAATATGAGGTTTTAAGGCATCCAAATAGCAATAAGTGGGGATTGTACCTTTATGGAGAACCTTCGCATGATCATGGCGGGGGAATGCTTGAGTTTGACTCCAAGAGTGATGCCCGTGAACATTTGAATGATAAGTTGCAGGAAGAAATTGATAGGCACCCTCCTAGCCTTGAGGGTCTTGACCTAAAGGTCGGTGGCGAAGGCATGAAGTCCTTCTACGACAAGATGCTTCCTTCCGCTCTCCGTCGCGTCCTCAAGCCTCATACAGACAAGATCCAGCCGACATCCCATGTCGTGAAGGGCAATGACGGAGAGAATGTCACGCTCCCCGGCATCGAGATCACTCCTGAACTGCGTGAATCGATCCTGAAGCGGGGCTTCTCCTACTACGCTCGCGGTGGAGAGGTTAGGCAGCACTTTGAGGTCGGTGGTGGTGCTGCTGGTGGTGACTCGGATACCTCTGGAGGAGGGTTCGGAGATTCTGGAAGCGGTGGGGACTCCGCGCCAGATGCTACTCAGGACTCTCCTGCTTTCAGCACAGATGCTCCTCCCAGCTACTCTCCTCCTGAATCAGACCCATCAATGCTTGGTGGGGCTACGGGCACGGCTTTCTCGCCACCCGGATCTGGCTCCCTCGGTGTTGGAGTGGGGAACACCAGCGGGAGTTTTCTGGGAACGGCAGAGCAGCAACTGAACACAGGCCCCGGTATCGTTGGATTCATCGGTGGCACACCTCTGGGTCTGGTTGCCCTTGGCGCGGAAAAGCTGAACGAGGCCGCTCGCGAACAGGGATACGATGTCGTTGATCCCGGTGGAGCGAGACCCGGTCGTGGTGCGGAGCAGGCTTCCCGAGAGCAGGCAGCTTATGAAGCTGGCTTCCCCGGCAATCGTGCTGGTGGGAATGACAGCGGCATGATCCCCGATCCTCTTGCGCCTGAACCTTCCTTCTATGGCTTCCGCCTATCAAACGACGACGAGGAAACGCAGGCTGGCATGGTGAAGCCTGTCGGGTTTGCGCCTCCTCCTCCTCCTGCGCCTATGATGGCTCGTGGCGGGGTTCCGCAAAATATCCATCCCGTTCTTTCAATTCCCGGTGTACATATCAGGGAAGAGATCCACGGCAGGCCGATCTTCCTTGGAGAGGAATTTGGCAAATTTTCTTCTGGAGGAGATGTTCCCAAAAATAAAAATGAAGGAATTATTGTTAGTGACAATCACAAGGGAAAAATTCCAGATGTCAACTATTTGGTAAAAAACAAAAACAGATTTATTTATCACTCATCCCCCGCAGATCCAAATGATTTGAAGCATGGCATTGATCCGATGAGTGCTGAGTCTGGTACTTGGACAAGTGAAAACATGGATAGCGAAGACTACGGAATGTCTGAAAGCGAATACGGAGAATATAAAGAATCACTTCCAAAGGCATCTTGGTATTCAAGAAAGCCTGAATGGGTAAAGACAATTGCGGCAAGAAAGCTTGGAAAACACGAAAACGAACTGATGGAGGATGACATTAAAAATCATGGGCATCTTGCATTGGTTCATAAAAAAGATCTGAAAGATTACAACATTTATTGGGTCGGAGATGATTTTCACCATACAGAAGAAGTTACAGATCCATATGGCAAGAGAAAAAAGGTATGGAGCACACCTCTGCATTCTTATAGCGATATATTTGGAAATCTTACTGTTCCGGGCATAGAAGAAAATGAATATGTTTCTACCGATTCAATTGAGCCTTTTGTTCAGTTGACCGGAGATGCGCTTGTTGAATTTCTGAAAAAGACGGGTAATCTTTGAGGATCTTGGAGACAGAGATGGCTGACGATCAAGAAACAAGGCGTCCTCTCTCCGACAAGGAAACCAAGGATCTTGTCGGCAAGATTCAGTCTGTTCTGACGCCCGATCTTCTTAAGCCAAAGTACAGGAAGATGAGCGAGGGCGAGCATCCAACCTTCGGTCATTGTGGATCAGCTACTCAGGCCGCGTATTACATGCTTGGCGGCGAGGAAAGCGGTTACGTCCCTCAAGTTGCAAATCTAGGTGACGGCACGACTCATTGGTGGCTTCGACATCGCGATACGGGTCATGTGATTGACCCGACCAAGGAGCAATTCACCAGCAAGGGTAAGAAGCCCCCGTATGACCTTGGCCGGGGTTGCGGCTTCTCCAATCCCAACCCTGATGTTCCGTCCAAGCGAGGTCAGGAGATCATCAATCGCATCAGGGGCAGGTCTGCTAGGGCATCTGGCGGCCCAGTCGATGAATCCGACATCGCCTCTCCTCTCCCTGCGGAAGAGATAGGCATCGACGCCTATCATTCATCTCCTCACAAATTTGATAAATTTGACATATCAAAGATTGGTACTGGTCAGGGTGCTCAAAGTTATGGCTATGGTATGTATTTTGCCGAAAGCCCAGCGGTTAGTGGGCGCGGCGGCTCTTACGATAGAGAGTTTACTGCAAAAAATCTTTCAAAATATGATTTAAATCAGCAGGAAGAGCATATTTTGCGATTGATGAATGCTGGCAAATCTGACACAGATGTTTTGTACGATTTGGCAAAAATGGGCAGTATACCAAGGGCAGCAGATGGGCTGCTTGACTTTGAGCAAGCGGAAGCGGCCATTGAAAGAATTAAAAAAAATAGAAGCAATATTTATGAGGTTCGCATCAACGCGCACCCCGATAAATTTCTTGATTGGGACAAGCCTCTAAGCGAGCAAGAATATGCGTCAAGTCTTTTAAGCAAAATTGTTCACCTAACTCAAAAAGAAAAAGAAAATCTTCCAATTGCGAATGTTCTTGAAATTTTAAATCCATCAAGGGTTGAGCAATCAAAAATTTTGTTTAAAGCTGGCATACCCGGAATCAAATACCTTGACGCCGGTTCTCGCGGAGCGGGAAAAGGCACACAAAATTACGTCGTGTTTGATGACAAGCTGATCAACATCAAGCGTCGCTATGAGATAGGCGGGGCTGTGCCTATGGCTTCTGGCGGAAAAATTAAAAATCCAATATCAAGAGAGCAGGTTTTTGATATTGCTCATAATATTGCTAATCATGCGCTTGAACTCGGTTACAAGCTAAAGGCAAATATAGACGAAAATCATCCATATTCTTCGTCTCAAACAAAAATTGGAAATAGTGCATATATTCCGCTAGTTTTGGTAAGAGGAAGAAGATATATTGCACCTGAAATTAGGGTATCTGATCATAGTGTTGGGCCTCAAAGGTTTGGAAACTATATTCATATTTTAAATCATGAAGATGTTTCGTCTGTCAAGGATTGGCTCTCTGAAGCAAAAGATGCCCTTGAAGGTGAATCTGAAATGCCTAAAATTTCGATGTCTTCTGGCGGGAAAACGGGAGATACTCAATCCATGCCTCAACTCACATCCGAGCAGCAGAGCCTCCTAGACCAGCTTTCCCGCGCCATCGACCGGGTCTATCCCGCTATGGACGCAGCGGAGGCTCGTCAGCCCGTGATCCGCCATGAGCCGACCATGCCGGGAGAGCCTGCTCTCACACGGGAGCAGCATCAGGAATACAACATCGGTCAGTTGCAGAACGCTCTGGCGCGGATTCCCACCGACTACCCGACTGGTCCTGTTGGCTACGCTGAAGGTGGATCTACTCGGAAAGGCATTTCAGATTGGAAATGGAAGCCTCTTTCAAGGGTTAGAGAAAAGATTGGCGTATCCGAAATACCGTCGCATGTCCAAGATTTCGGAAATTTTATGGATGAAACTGCCAGCAAAGCTTCAGGGGAGGGATTGTCTGCTCGCGATCTAATTAAAGCTTATACAATTACAAGATCTTCAATTCGTAGGGCAGCAAGAAAGGCAGATACTGTAAGAAACGCCGGATTAAATATACCTGATAGTATTACTGGTATGGTTAGGCCCGAAGGAGCATTTGGTCATTGGCTTCATACAAGTTATGGGCAAAATTATCTAAATGATGCGGAGAAAGGTCGCATCAATGAGGATGCCATTAAAGATGCAGTTAGGATTATGAGGCCTTTTGGTGGGCAAAATCAGCTTGTTGATGCTTTGACTTGGGCGGTAAACAATCTTCCGGGGCAAGAAAAGAAATTTTCTGAACTTGTTTCTAGGGCGCAGCAAATGCAGTCATCTCCAAGCGAGTGGAGAGAATTGGTCAAGCCTATCAGGGGAATTAGAGAATCTAAGGCTGGGTTCATGGCATCTATGATTGGCCGTGGAGATCAACCAACTCTTGATGCAAGGCAAATTGTTCTTCATACGGGCCGTCCGTCTGATGAAGCTTCAAAGTATCTTTCAAGGTCTGGTGCTGGAGCTTCAGCAGTTGACAGGCTTGCTAGGAGGCAAAAGGCTTTAGATTTGACAATTCCTCAAAATCTTTCCCCTTACTACCAGCACCTTGCACATCACACAATTTGGGATAAAGTTGGAAATGAAACCACCACTCATCAGGATGTAATCGACGCAATGCGAGGGGCTGCTTCTGGCGGGGCAATCTCTTCCCCCATTTTGAGTCATCCTGTGGCATCTGCCATGCGAGCTTTGGGGTTCAAAGGAATTGGCGGTGAAGAGTCAAATTTTAAGAAGAACGAAAGTGGTGTTGTGTCGCGCGCACTCATGCTAACATCCAAGAAGGCTTGAAGCTGCCCAAGCTTAATCTGGCGGCAACGGGGGACGCCCCGACAACCTAGCTAGGAGTTGCCATGTACCAGACTGCAAAGAAGGCTCGCGAAGCCATGAAGAGCAAGGCCAAGCGCCTTGCCTCTGACCGTCCGCTCCAGAAGGTTGATTCCTCGACCTTCACCCCGCCTGAGATGCTGAAGGCTGATGTGAAGACCGGGCTTCGTCCCGTCTCGCGCCGAGCCTACAAGAGCGGCGGCAAGGTTGACGGTTCCTGCGGGCCGATGCGCGCGGATCGCAAGCAGCGCAAGTCTGGTGGCAAGACCGAAGCGGTCGCGTATGCAAATGCCAAGGTCAACCGCAACGTGAAGGACGCCAACGAGGATCGTGAGGGCGAGAAGCACGTTGGTGGTCTGAAGCGCGGCGGTGCTGCGTATGCGCGCGGTGGTATGCCGATCAAGGGGCATTCTTACCACACCAAGAGTGATGAGGCGCTTCGATACATCATCAAGGATGCTGGTGAAGCCGCTCGCGCGATGCGTGGTCATAGTCCAAAGTCTGAGGCAAAGTATCTTGATCAGGTAAATGATGCTTCGACTGTTCTCAATTATCGCAAGCAGGGTGGCAAGCGAGTTGAGCAAAATGATTCTGATAAGGATGATTCGTTCCGGCGCGGCGGTCGTGCCAAGAAGTACGATGGCGGTCCTCTTGGCGGGGCCAATCGCATGATGGCTGCTGCCTCCCAGCGAGCCGGTGTCCCCAATGCGATGCTTGGCTTCTCTGGCGTCAAGCGTGGCGCTCTCTCTCCCATGCGCGCTACCGGCCTCAAGAAGGGCGGCAAGGCTGACGACACCGCTCAGGACAAGGCTTTGGTCAAGAAGGCCATGCGCCAGCATGAGACGGCGCAGCATGGCGGCAAGCATTCGGAACTGAAGCTCCGTCGCGGCGGTTACGCGAAGAAGCAGGCTGGTGGTGGCATGACCGATGCGCCCCCGCCGCCGCCTCCCCCGCCGCCTGCTGACTATCAGCTTACTCCTGCCCAGCGCAGGATGATTCGTCAGGGTCAAGATCCGTTTGCGGAAGGGATCATGCCCGGTGGTGGTCGCCCCGCGCCTGTTCCGCCGCCGCCCCCGCCGCCTCCTCCGCCTGCTTCTCGCCGTGCGGCTGGTGGCAAGATCAGCGACATCGAGCGAGTTCTCTCGCGCGCGACTGCCAGCAATCCCAATCCGAAGAAGCGTTACGTCTCCTACGCTGGCGAGGAGAGGCCTCCCGCTCGTATGCCCAAGCCTATGGACCCGATTGACGAGCAGATGGCTGACGTTCAGCGTGAAGCCAAGATGGAGCAGATGTACAAGGCCTTCCGCGCCAAGAAGGCGGCTGCTGCCCGTCAGCAGAAGAAGGAAGAGGAGGAGCGCGCGGAGAGTTCTCGCATGTCTCCGATGCTTCCGCCGACCTTCAAGCGTGGTGGCGAGGCCAAGCGCATGGCTCGCGCCTCTGGTGGCCGCACCAAGAAGGGCAAGACCAACATCAACATCGTGATCGATGCTGGTGGTGCGAAGGCTCCGATGGGCCTTGGCGCGCTTCCCCCGCTGCCGATGCCGGGTGGCCGTCCCGTTCCGCCGCCGCTGCCGGTTGGTGGTCCGGGTGCTGCCCCGATGGGTATGCCTGCCAGCCCGATGCCGCCTGCTGCGCCCCCGCCCGCGATGCCGGGTGCCGGTCCCATGCCGATGGGGCGCAAGCACGGTGGTCGCACGATGTCCTACAAGGACATGACGGCTGGTGCTGGCTCGGGTGAAGGTCGCCTCCAGAAGACCGAGATCGCGACGCACAAGCGTTCGGCTCGTCGTGCTGGTGGCAAGGTCTACCGCAGCTACAAGGACATGGATGCTGGCGCGGGTTCCGGTCTGGGGAGGCTGGAAAAGACCGAGATTGCGTCGAGGAAGTGATCCGTTAGAATCGTTTTCCTCCCCGCGATTCTGGCGGATCGGGGAGGGAGTGTGACCCCCTCACGCTCTCTCCCCACCAATTCTATATAAGGGGGACTGTCAGGGGGCAGTTGTGCTTACTCATCAAGCTTTCTATCAGAGTGAATTGAAGAAAAATCTGCGTGAACGTATTGAAGTTGCGAAAGATTCGCTGATTTCTGCTCACGCAACAATCGAACACACCGACTACAAGTTCCGGGTTGGTGTTATTCACGGTCTTCTGGCTGCGCTGGATGCCTGTGACGAGGTGGAGACGGAGCTTAATCAACGGTAAGGGGAGAACTATGCCGTTCATGCGTATGGAACATGAGATTGATCCTGCGAAAAAGATTCTGAGCGATATTGGGGACATCTCTACTTTCGAGATCTTCAACAATCAGATCCTTGTCGGTGTCTACATCAGGCCACAGAAGACCAAGAGTGGCCTCTATCTGTCGGACAAGACGACCGACGAGGACCGTTTTCAGTCGAAGGTTGGGCTGCTCCTGAAGATGGGGCCGCGCGCTTTCGAGGAAAACGAGGAGGGATGGTTCAAGGGGGACAAGTTTGCACTCAACGAGTGGCTTGTTTTCCGTCCTTCCGATGGTTGGAACATCACGGTCAACGGTGTTCTGTGTCGAATCCTGTCTGATACGCAGGTCAAGGGGCGCGTGAAGTCGCCCGATGAAGTGTGGTGAGGAGAAAATCATGTCTGATCCCAAGGAAGACCAGCTTGAAATCAACCTCGATGAGGCTGCGAACAAGGATTCGGAGCCTAGCGTCGAGGTGAGTGACGAGCCTATTGCTGCGGCAGAGCCGGAAAAGCCGATTGCGGCAGAGGAAGACCCCGCCAAGGCTCTTGCGGAGCTTCGCGCGCAGCTTGAGCAGGAGCGTCGCGCCCGTATCGAGGCTGAAACCCGCGCTCGACAGGCCAGCACGGAGGTTGAGGATTCCAATCTTCAGCTTGTGACTGGCGCTATCGAGACGATGCAGCGTGAACAGGGCATCCTGAAGGGGCAGTTGAAGGAGGCAATGTCGGTCGGTGACTTTGACCGGGCTGCTGAACTTCAGGAAGCGATGTCGAACAACGCTGCCAAGCTCCTTCAGCTTGAGAATGGCAGGGAAGCGATGAAGGTCAGGCCCCGTCAGGAGCCTGTCCAGCGTCATTCCGATCCTGTCGAGCAGTTTGCATCGCAGCTTTCGCCTCGTTCTGCCGACTGGGTTCGCAAGAATCCGCAGTTCGTGACCGATCCGCGCCTCAATCAGAAGATGATTGCGGCTCATAACCTCGCTGTTGCGGATGGTCATGTGCCGGATTCGGACGGATACTTCTCGGCAATCGAGGATACGCTGCGTGTTCGGCGTGTCGAACCGGCTCAGAGCGAGCCTACGACGGAGTCGCCCTTGTCTTCTGCTGCAAAGCCCGTGGCGCGGGCTGCTCCTCCTGCTGCTGCCCCTGTCAATCGAGGCTCCAACGGTCGTTCCAACATCGTTCGACTGACCCGAGCCGAGGCTGACACGGCAAAGATGCTTGGAATGACCGAAACCGAGTACGCGAAGCACAAACTGGCCCTCCAAAAGGAGGGCAAGCTTCCGAATTAAGGAGAAAGATCATGGATAACGCTATCAATCCGACCCCTGTGGCCTCTTCCGAGGCTCCCCGTCGTCGTGGACGCCCGTCTCGCCTCCAGAAGCCGGTCGATGAGACCGCTATCGAGCCTGTTGCGGCTGTTCCGCGCGCCGAAATGCGCTCCGAGGTGCGGGAAGAGGACTCTCGCGCCCGTGCTGCCCGTCGTGCAGCCGAGATCCGGGGGCACATTGGCGACATGGATCAGGGTACGGACGAGTTCTTTGTCGAACCGTCGATCATCCCCGAGGGCTGGACATATGAGTGGAAGCGCCATTCGATCCTTGGGCAGGAAGATGCCACGCACCAGATCCATCTGGCGCGGATGGGCTGGGAGGCTGTCCCTGCCCGTCGTCATCCCGGCATGATGCCTTCCTCTTGGACCAAGGGGACCATTGAGCGCAAGGGCATGATCCTCATGGAGCGCCCGACAGAGGTTGTCGAGGAGGCTCGTCGCATCCAAAACAAGGCTGCGAAGGATCAGGTCCGCGCCAAGGAAGCCCAGATCGCGGGTGCGCCCGATGGCACGATGACCCGTGACCATGCCCAGACCCGTCCGAAGATCAACAAGAGCTTTGAAGCTATTCCTATCCCGAAGGAGTAATGTTTAGGTTATGCTTTACTGCATAGCTTAACAAAAGGGGGCTTCGGCCCCCTTTACTTTTGTATCTTGATGTGGAAATAATCGACTCAACTCCCCCGGTGAGGAGTTTTTTTTCCCCGGTCATAAGTCGCCCCGGCGCGCGATGATGGACCTCCTGAAGAAGGAGAATCCGTTATGGCGAATACAAATGCGCCCTACGGTTTCCGTCAGTACAGCGGGAATGGTTCTGCTCCGACGTATGAGCAGGTTCCCGTTCAGATTGCCTACAATGCCACGAACATCTTCTTTGGCGACCCGGTTGAGCCGGATGCCAATGGTCAGGTCGTTCAGGGCGATGGCACGACGGCTACTGCCGGTATCGCCGGTATCTTCGTCGGCTGCCAGTATCTCTCGGTCGCGCAGAAGCGCACCGTGTGGTCGAACTACTGGCCCGGTTCGGATGTCGCCTCGTCCAATACGGTCACGGGCTACATCATCAACGACCCGAATGCCAAGTTCGTCGTCCAGTCGGACGCGACCGGCATCGTGCAGGGCGATGTGAACCTGAATGTTGGCTATGCCATTGGCACGGGTAACACCGCCAACGGCATCTCGGGCGCGTACATCACGGGCGCGGCCACGACCAACACTCTCCCGTTCCGCATCGTCGGCCTTGTCAGCGCCCCTCCGGGTTCCGCTGGCACGGAGTCGGGTGCGTATAACTGGGTCATCGTGGCGTTCAACAACGTCGCGACCAAGTCCCTTACGGGCATCTGAGAGGAGTAAGCACCAATGGCTGTCAATCTTAGTGCCATCAAGGATCTGCTCCTCCCCGGCCTTCGCGGCATCGAGGGCAAGTACGAGCAGATCCCGTCGCAGTACGACAAGATCTTCACCAAGCATGAGTCGAAGATGGCTCTGGAGCGCACCGCTGAGATGCGCTTCCTCGGCCTCGCGCAGCTTAAGACCGAGGGTGGTCAGACTGCGTTCGACAACGGCGCTGGTGAGCGTTACGTCTACAATCAGGAGCATACCGAGATCGCTCTCGGTTATGCCATCACCCGCAAGGCGGTTGATGACAACCTGTACAAGACGCAGTTCATGCCGTCGAACCTCGGTCTGATCGAGTCCTTCCAGCAGACCAAGGAGATCTACGGCGCGAACGTCCTCAACACCGCGACGACGTACAACTCGTCGGTCGGTGGTGACGGCAAGGCGCTCGTCGCGTCGGACCATCCCATCGATGGCGGCACGGTTGCGAACACGCCGACGACTCAGGTTGAGCTTAACGAGGCCAGCCTGCTGAACGGCATGATCGCGGTCCGCGCCAACTTCAAGGATCAGGCTGGCCTGAAGGTGTTTGCGCGCGCGCGCAAGCTCATCGTGCCGACTGCCCTTGAGCCGGTGGCGATCCGTCTCACGAAGACGGAGCTTCGTCCGGGCACGGCAGACAATGACGTGAACGCGATCATGATGACTTCCGGTGGTCTGCCGGAGGGCTACATGGTCGGCGACTTCCTCACATCGTCGTCCGCTTGGTTCCTGCTGACGAACATCGACGGCCTGTCGTACATGGAGCGTGTGAAGTTCGAGTCCGACATGCAGGTTGATTTCGTCACGGACAACCTGCTGGTTAAGGGCTACGAGCGGTACAGCTTTGGCTATTATAACTGGCGCGCCCTTTGGGCCAGCTTCCCGACCTGACCACGGAGGGGGCGGGGTAACTCGCCCCCTTCTACTTCCGGGTGACCGGATCACGTTGACTGCCCCGGCAGACGCTGCACCGACAACGTGATCTTATCGTGCAGGAGCAATGAATGGCACAGACAACCTTCACAGGCCCTATCCGGGCTGGTGACATTCTGTACACGACGGGTACGACCGTTGGTACGGATATCGCCAACGTCGGGTATGCGGTCATGGCGCAGGCGTCTGCGGTTACGCAGGCGAGCGGCGCGACCACAATCGTGATCCCGAAGAACAGTCACATCATCAGCATCACGCTGTTCGTGACGACTGCTTGGACGGGTGCGGCGACGACCCTTGGTGTTGGCAACACGGCTTCGGCAACGGCTTACACCGCTGCTGGCGCGGTTGCTGGCGGCACCATTGGTTCTGTTGTCGTCTCTCCGGGGGCTGATGCCACCCGTACCGGCAACTGGATCGATGTCGGCACCACCGACAGGAAGATCCTCGTCACATCGACCAACACCGGCGATGGTGTTGGCGTCATCACGGTCACATACGCTCAGGCTCTGAACCTGACTGCGTAAAAGAGGAGAAGGCAAAATGAAGGGCAAGACTCAGAAGGGTGTGAAGGCGCAGCAGGATCTCGGTTCGGGGTTCTATGCTGGCGCGGGTTCCAACGTCGCGCGCGAGGCCAAGAACAAGGCCGAGGGCTTCAAGCGTGGTGGCAAGGCGAAGCACATGGGCAAGATCCACGGTGCTGCGGCGATGGCTCACGCTGGTCGCAAGCCCCGCAAGTCGGGTGGCGGCGTGTTCTCGTCGGCTGCCAAGGGGACGATGCGCCCCGGCTTCGAGGGCTGATCAACGGCTCCATCGACAAACTGAGCGGGGGCCTAGCGCCCCCGTTCTTCCTTGGAGGACAAAATGCCGGGTGCATGGACACGCAAGGAAGGTAAGAATCCTTCTGGCGGACTGAATGAGAAGGGCCGCGCTTCGCTCCGCGCGCAGGGTCACGACATCAAGCGTCCGCAGCCGGAAGGCGGGTCGCGTCGTGATAGCTTTTGCGCCCGGATGACCGGCATGAAGAAGAAGCTCACAGGCTCTGCCAAGGCTGCCGACCCCAACAGCAGGATCAACAAGTCCCTTCGGGCTTGGAACTGCTGACATGGCTGCGAAGCCTCAGAATGCTGGTCTCTGGGGCCGCGCCAAGGCGGCTGCTAGGTCCAAGTTCGACGTTTACCCTTCTGCCTACGCAAATGCATGGGCATCGAAGTGGTACAAGTCGCATGGCGGCAAGTGGTCTGGGGACGACAACAGGGTTGCCAAAGCCTCTGGCGGGGGCCTTGGAAAGTGGTTTTCTGAAGACTGGAAGGATGTGAAGACCGGCAAGGATTGTGGTAGGATCGAAGGCGAGAAGGGAAAGCGTCCCTATCCTGCGTGTCGTCCTGCTGCTGCTGCCGCGTCCATGACCAGCCAGCAGAAGCGAACGATGTCGAGGAAGAAGACCGGCCCGGCTCGCAAGTCGTGGCCTGTCTCTCCCTCTGGAGAGAGGAAGGAAGACTGAGATGCAGTCGATCACAACTTCTGTGACTGGTGTTGGCAGCAGCCCTGTCGAGGCCGTTAGCTGGTTCACCAATCCGTTCAATGTGGGTCTTGGTGCGGTGCTTTCCGGGGCGGCGACGTTCACGGTCGAGTACAGCTTTGAAGACCCGACAAACGCGGGTTATTCGGCCTCGACGGCTACATGGTTCCCGGTGACCGGGCTGTCGGCTGTTTCGGCCTCGACGGCTGCTGCGCTGACGGTCCCGTGCCGAGCGGTGCGCGTGACGATTGCCTCTGGCGCGGGTACGGTTACCCTGTACGTCCAGCAGGCTGGCACTCTGTAAGAGGTCGTCATGGCGACAAGCGGCACATACACTTTCAACCCGTCGCTTGGCGAACTGGTCCTGTATGCATTCAACCTGTGCGGCGTCAGGAACACGGCTCTGCTTCAGGAGCATTTTGAGTCGGCTAGGATGGCATCGAACCTGATGCTGTCTCGCTGGTCGAACCAAGGTGTCAACCTGTGGAAGGTCGATCTGGTGACGACTACGCTGACCACCGGGACATCCACATATTCGGTCGATGCCGATACCGTGATGATCCTCGATGCGTATGTCACCACGAACCAGTCCGGTACTGACATTGATCGCATCATCATGCCGATCAGCCGCACGGAGTATGCCAGCTATCCAAACAAGGATCAGCAGGGCTTCCCGACCGTGTTCTGGTTTGACCGACTTCTTTCTCCTACAGTCACGATCTGGCCGGTTCCAGATACGTCCACAGGCCCGCAGTACCTGAAGTACTACAGGGTTCGCAGGATCGAGGATTCCGCTTTGACCAATGGTCAGCAGGTTGATATCCCGTATCTGTGGCTTGAGTGCTTTGCGTATGGTCTGGCGCAGCGCCTTGCGATGATCTGGGCACCCGACAAGGTCCAGCTTCTGAAGCCGATGGCTGACGAGGCTTATGCGATTGCGGCGGAACAGAACGTAGAAACCGCGCAGCAGTATATCTCCCCGATGGTTTCGAGCTACTTCCGACCGTAAGGTGTCCTCATGGGCTACGCTTCACGGTCTGGCAGGGCAAGGACTAGCGCAAAAGACCCGCGCGCGTTCGCAGTCTGTGATCGTTGCGGCATGTGGTACAACCACCATCGACTGCAATGGCAGTACGACTGGGCTGGCGCATCCCTGATCAACAAGCGCATTCTTGTCTGCAATACTTGCTACGACCAGCCCCAGAACCAGCTTCGCGCGATTGTCGTTCCGGCAGATCCAACCCCGATCATCAATCCGCGCACGGAGCCCTACGCCTACGACAGCAGCAACACTCGTCAGGTGTCTGGATACAACACGACAAACGCGGCGACTGGCATTCCGGTTCAGGGTGGCGACCTTCGTGTCACATCCTCTGGCGGGGCGCAGACATCTGATCCCCGTGTGACCCAGATGACCGGCGAAGGTTCCGGGGGTACTAACCAACTTCCCGGTACTGATCCGAATGCAGTCACATATCGTACAATCACGAATGCGGCCAATAATGGATCTGGGCTTATCAGGCTCACGGTAGCCACGACAAATGGCTTGATCACGAATCAGCAGGTGACTGTTCGAGAGGTAGAGGGGGCTACTTCCGCGAACGGAAACTGGACGATCACGGTCGTCAATACGACCCAGATCGATCTTCAGTCGTCGTCATTTTCGGGTTCCTATACCTCTGGCGGGTATGTTATCAATAACCCGAGCTTGCCATACGACTTCACCGAGATCCCAAGGACCGGAACACTCTGATGGCAAACATCCAGATCCCCAACCTCCCCGTTGCTATCTCCCTCAATGGGACGGAGCAGGTCGAGATCGTTCAGTCTGGTACGTCTAGGCGCACCACGACGCAGGAAATTGCCGATCTGAAGGGTGTTGGTCCTACAGGCCCTACGGGTGCGATGGGGCCGACTGGTCCGACTGGTCCTACCGGATCTACTGGTGCTGCATCGACTGTTCCCGGCCCTACAGGCCCCACAGGAGTGGCTGGACCCACCGGACCCACCGGACCTACCGGGTCGATTGGTCCCGCTGGTCCTACAGGCCCTACAGGCTCGACAGGAGATACTGGGTCAGTCGGCCCGACCGGCCCGACCGGCCCGACCGGACCGACAGGTTCTATTGGCATCACGGGGGCGACCGGCCCGACCGGCGCAACGGGTCCGACAGGTTCCACCGGCCCCACCGGACCTACTGGCCCGACTGGTTCCACGGGTGATATCGGCCCTACCGGCCCGACTGGTCCTACCGGTTCGACTGGCGCTACGGGAGCCACGGGGCCGACAGGTCCGACCGGCGCGACCGGCCTTACTGGCCCCACCGGACCTACCGGGCCGACCGGAGCTACTGGCGCGGGCGGGACACTTGGATACTACGGATCTTTTTATAGTGAAGATGATCAGACGGCTGCGGCAACGAATACAGCATATGGAATGACTCTTGGCGTTACAGCCGAAGCGAGCGGTGTTTCCATCGGAAGTCCGACTTCCAGAATTGTTTTTGCCAACGCAGCAACATACAATCTTCAATTTTCAGCTCAATTCCATCACACCGGCGGTAGTGGCCCCGGCAATACTGTAAACATTTGGCTAAAGAAAAACGGCACAAATGTAGTAGAGAGCGACACAAGGCTTACTGTTCCGTCAAACGCTCCATATGTAGTTGCGGCATGGAATTGGGTTCTTTCTCTTGCCGCAAATGATTATCTTGAGATTGTATGGTCTACTGATAACACAGCTATTCAGATGGAGGCTGAGCCTGCCGGAGGTATTCATCCTTCCATACCGTCTCTGATTGTTACTGCACAGCAAGTCATGTACACCCAGCTTGGTCCCACGGGACCGACTGGTCCTACAGGTTCGACTGGCGCAACGGGGCCGACTGGTCCCACGGGGAGCACGGGCGCTACGGGCGCTACAGGTCCGACTGGTCCCACAGGTGCGACTCCTGTCGTCGCTGGATCTACGGGCCAGATTCAGTACAACAGTTCTGGCGCTCTTGGTGCCAGCGCAAATCTGTTCTGGGATATCGCGAACAACAGGCTTGGAATTGGGACGACCGCGCCAAGCGTTGCCTTGGATGTCTTGGCTGCGTCTGGACTGAAGACTCTTCAGGCATCGACGCAGGATGCAATCGCTCTCCTTGGCCGGGCTGGTGGAACTGGCAGCTACATTGCCACCCTTACGCCAACCACTCTGTCCGCCAGCAGGACGCTCACATTCCCTGATGTCACCAGCACGGTCGCTGTTCTGGCTGCCAATCAGTCTTTCACCGTGGCGCAGCGTGGGTCCATCACAGCCCTCACGGATGCTGCGACGATCACGCCGGACTTCAACGACGCGAACAACTACTCCCTGACCATTGGCGGGAATAGAACCCTAGCCAATCCCACGAACATCACCGCAGGCCAGTCCGGTGCCATCGTGATTACTCAGGATTCTACTGGTGGGCGAACACTCGCTTACGGGTCATATTGGAAGTTCCCCGGAGGCACGATCCCCACCCTCACTACCACAGCATCTGCGGTTGACGTTCTTGTATACTATGTCGAGAGTACGACTCGCATCACCGCAACCATGCTCAACGATGTGAAGTGACGCCATGATCGTCCCCGGCTCCGCACACGCTCTGCTGCTCTCTACTAGCGGGTATACCATCCCCTACTCGCTGCGCTTCCGCGCCGCCAATAGCGCGTACATGTCGCGCTCTTTTGGGACTCCGACCAGCAATATCAAATGGACTTGGAGCGGGTGGATTAAGCGAGGCGCTCTCGGCACTCAGCTTGTCTTCAATGGCGGAGACGGGAGCAGTAATAATTTCTTTTCTGTGCAGTTTACCGCTGGCGACCTTATCCAAATCGCACAGATTTCTGGCGGCGCT